GCAGGATTTTTTCATCAATGGTGTCTGGAGTAACTAGATCTATATAGGTCACGTTATTTTCTTGGCCTATTCTATGGGCGCGGTCTTCCGACTGGAGCCGGATCTCTAGATCATAACTGTTGCTGAAATAGATGACCGTCTGAGCCACGGAGAGAGTTAATCCAAACCCCCCGGTTCTCGGCTGGCCGACAAAAAACCGCAATTCTGAATCGGGATCCTGAAACTTTTCGACTATTTTCTGTCGATTCTTCTGTTCCGTTTCGCCAAAGTAGGAGGCCGCCGCTTCGTCACCGAAGCGACGGCGCAGGGCTTGGACAATCCGGCCTATGTCGTGCGTCCACGAGGCCCATATGATCGCCTTTCCCTGAAACTCTTCGACAACCGCCATGAGTTCATCTAGGCGGTTGTTTTTGATCTCTTCTATTTCACCATTGTCCGGTTTCAAAAACCCACAGGTGATTTGTTGAAGTCGCATGATTTGTGTCAAGACAGAAGAAGTGGTTGCCAGTTCTCCTTGATCGAACTGCGCGAGCGCCAACTTTTTCATCTGTCGATAGAGGCGTTCTTGTTCGGCGGTTAAAGGAACGTCTCGGCGCATGTAAATTTTTTCGGGCAGATCTAAACAATCTTTTTTAAGTGTTCTCAGCGAGAACCGATTGAGCTTTTCATTCAGTTCATCAAGCCGTTGGTAACCCACAATTTCCTGAATGCTTCGGGGACCAATATAACGTTGCTGCATCCGTGCGTAACGATTTCTAAATGCATAAAAACTTTTGAAGCCTAAAGCCTTGGGGCTTAAAAACGCACATTGACTGTACAAATCCATCGGGGATTTTGTAATGGGCGAACCGGTTAAAATGCGCCGGTACTTTGCAAACTGCGCCGCCTTTATAATGTTCTTTGTTCGAAGTGCTTTGTGGTTTTTGATCGTCGTGCTTTCATCCACGACCAATAAATTTTTGGGATTACTTTTTAAGTATTTCAAAACAGTGCTGGCACCTTTTTTGGTACTCACCGCCTCTATGTTCATCACCAAGGTGTGTAATGTGTCCGCTTTACGTTTTGCGGGATAGATAATGCCCTGCATATCGGCAATGAATTTTTTCGTGAGGTTGTTTTGCCACCGCACCAGATTGTGCGGGATCCGCTCAGGTAAGTGCCGGGGGATCTCCAAGCGGATCCAGTTGTCGTAAACGCCTTTCGGGGCCAAAACAAGAACCGTGTCGATGTGTCCTGCTTCAAACAGCAACGCCATCGTGTCCACAATAACTTTGCTTTTGCCCGTGCCCATTTCCATATACAGGGCGTAATACTCTGAAAAACAAGAATTTTTCAGAGCGGTTTCCTGATGCTCATACGGCTTCGTTTTCCATTGGTAATTGGACATAGTTCCCCCTTGACTTGTGCAATGATATAAGACATTATCGGCAACGTAAAGGGCCAATCACCCTTTCAAACACGAACCACGGAACAGGAGAAGCGAAGCGTATGAGCGATTTAATCTTCGATATGGAAGCCGATTCCGTCTCTTCCAAACTAAGCAACGTTGACGATACAAATCTGAAAACCGTTGCTGAAGTTGCCGAGCGGATAATTGAAACCGAAGAAAATATTGAGCAATTGGAAAATTTGCTCAAGCAAAAGAAAAAAAACCTGCTAAAACTCACGGATGAAGATCTTCCGGCCATGCTCACTGAGATGGGCTTATCGGCATTTGAACTGGAAGATGGATCAAAAATTTCTTTGAAACAAACCTACGGTGCCCACATAAAAGTGGACAACAAAGAAGCCGCTTTCACTTGGCTTCGCGACCACGAATTCGATGATCTGATCAAAAACACGGTAAGCGTGAACTTCGGACGAAACGAAGATACCAAGGCCCGTGAGTTTGTATCCATTATCGAAGGGCAGGGATTTTCTCCTGCTCAAAAAACAGATGTTCATCCCTCGACGCTCAAAGCCTTTGTGAAAGAAAGGGTGGAACAGGGTGAAGAAATCCCAATGGAACTGTTCGGCGTCTTCGTTGGGCAGCGGGTAACAATCAAAAGAGGAACCAAATAATGGCGGCGAAAATGACCAAAAAGAAAGTGAACAAAGAGTTAACGGCTGGACTAGATACGTCGCTGTTCGAATTGGACGCGGGGGTGGGCAACGAAGAGGTGGGACAGGAAGACCTCGCACTTCCGTTTTTGAAACTGCTACAGGCCAGCAGCCAGAAAAGCATCAAGCAATTGAAGGCGCTGGGTATTAATGCGTCGCCGGGGGATGTCTGGAACACCGTGACCAACGAGATATACACAGAAAGAAAATTACGGGTTATTCCGTCGGCCTATCAACGTCGGTTCATTGAGTGGACTCCGCGCGGGGACGGGAATAATGCTCCGGTCGCCATCTACACGCCTGACGAAAAACGCCCAGAAACCACCAGAAGTCCTGAAGACAACAAGGACTATACGGAAAGCGGCTCCTACCTGGAGGACACGCACCACCACTACCTGCTGGTGCTGAACGACAACAAGAGTTCCACTGTTGCGTTGCTGGCGATGAAAAGCACGGCCTTAAAAAAATCTCGAAAATGGAACAGCATGATTGCCTCGCGGGTAATGACCAACGACGCTGGGAAGCTTTTTAGCCCACCCCGTTTTGCCTATATTTACACGTTGCAGGTCATCGAAGACGGCAACGATGAGGGCGAATGGTTCAATTGGGACGTGACCTTGGAAGGCCCCGTTGAAAACGCGGACCACTATCAGGAGGCCCGTCAATTTGCTCACAGCATCAAAACCGGAACGGTAACCGTTAAGCATCAGCAGGAAGAGGGCGGTACAGAAATAGAGGAAGATGTGCCTTTCTGATCGAAAAATAAAAAAATAATGACGGCGCATGACGCGCCGTCTCGATCAGGGGGGTTTCATGTCTGATGCAGGAAAATTTGCAGGTATTTTCGACGGCCTGAGACAGGCGTACGGAACCTACAATGTAAACCGAAAAAACGCGAACGGGAAAAATCTAGGAAAAGCCAACCTAGTTCGCGAACCACGCACCACGGCTCTATGGGAAAAGCACCTGAGCGGCGAAGGGGTTTCTGTTGGGATCATTCCCATAAACGAAACGAACGAATGCCGCTGGGGCTGCATCGATGTTGATGAATATCCGCTCGACCACACAGCGCTTGTTGATAAAATCCGCAAATCCAAATTACCGCTTGTTGTTTGTCGGAGCAAATCCGGCGGTGCACATTGCTTTCTGTTCTGCACGGATTGGATTGCCGCCAAAGATATGCAAGAGGTTTTGCAGAATTTAGGTGCAGGGCTGGGCTATGGCACGTGTGAGGTGTTTCCTAAACAAATACAACTGAATCTGGACAGGGGGGACGTAGGGAATTTTCTTAACATTCCTTACTATGATGCCGCCGAGGGGCTGCGCTACGCCATCCACGATGACGGCTCTGCTGCCACGCTTTCTGAGTTTTTCGAACTGCACGGAAAATATGTTCAAACACCGGAGCAATTGCTGTCCCTGACCATTGAAGCCACGGACAGTACCCCCATTCCCGACGGCCCTCCGTGCCTTCAACACCTGTGTTCTCAAAAAATCAGCGAGGGATCCCGAAACAACGGCCTGTTTAATGTTGGCGTTTTCCTGCGAAAAGCCTTCCCAGACTCGTGGGAAACGGAGATTTTAAATTACAACACTAACTACCTCACGCCCCCGCTACCGCTCTCGGAAGTCAACGTTGTCGCCAAGCAGTTGCAAAAAAAGGACTACACCTATAAGTGCAAAGACAGCCCCATAAACGCTTTTTGCAATGCTGATTTATGCCGCACCCGAAAGCACGGCGTAGACGCCACGGCCACCGGAACACTTATCGCCAACCTGCGAAAATATAACAGCCAGCCTCCTGTTTGGTTTGTAGACGTAAACGGGCAGCCGCTGGAAATGGACACAGAAGGTCTAATGAACCAGCCAACCTTCCAGCGAGCCTGCGTCGAACAATTGAATTTCATGCCACGTACGCAAACCAAACAAGTGTGGGAAGGACGCCTTAACCACTTGTTGACGGACATGACGCAAACCGAGGGCAACGTACTGGAAGTGAGTCAAGATGCCAGCATCGCGGGGCAGTTTTATGATTTCCTCGAAGAGTGGTGCACGAGCAAGCAACGCGCCAGTGAACGGGAGGAAATACTCTTACGCCGCCCCTACACGGATGATGAAGAAGGTATCACTTATTTTCGACTCAAGGATTTTGATGCCTTCCTGCGAAAGAACCGGTTCTTTGATTTCAAACCGCACAAGATGGCGCAACGCTTACGGGACATAAACGGAAAATCTATCCTCCTCAAAGTCCGGGGTAAACCTGTCCGCGTGTGGTCTATCCCGGCCCACGAACAGCACTCCGTCGAAGTGCCTACCCCAGATTTCGGGAAAAATAAAGACGCACCGTTTTAATGTTCCCCGAGAGAGGTATATAACGAATGCTTAAACAAATGCGAAAAATATGGGACTGGTTTGTCATGCTAATACGGCGGCCAAAGACTAAGCCCCGCATGAAGACACGTCGAATGTCGAAGCCGGTTGGCCGCGTCGGAACTTATAAAACATTGTCTGGATTGCTGGAGAATATAGACATAGTTCAAAAGCGTCTTTTATGTAAGACCCTCTACAGTGAAACGCATCGTAAAACACGAAAAGCGTTGAGGAATATCGGCCCCTATATCCCCCACGTCGGATCGAAAACGCACACTTCTAAGGTTCTGGATACCACGAAGTTGAGTTCGATCATGTTTGTTGCGCTATCAAGAAAAAATAGCGAAAGAAAAAAGATAAAATTTAAAGGCTCCGTGGAACTGGAGGATTCTTGCCCCAGCGAATTTATTTACGCCGTCAAAGCACCAAAACGCTTAGGGTGCGACTTGAAAAAACCCGGACATAAGTCGTTGGCGGTGTACGAGTGCGGAATAGCCTTTCGGGACATATCAGACGACAAACTTGCTTGGGTTTCTTTTTATTCCTCCGTAAACAAGGCCGGGGAAGTGGAGATTCTGCGGCAGAGAATGCCTAAACGCATTTCTTTCCCAATAAAACGGGGGCGCTGCGGTCAATATAGTGGTGGTGCTTACATACAAAGGAATCAGTGGGGCCTTTCAACAATGGACAAGGAACCCATTCAAGATTGTTGGGAATCCGTTGAAGCCTTTTTGCGATGTATTTTTTGCAGTGCACTAAATTTTTGGATGTACAAAGATCAACAGTGGTCGGTGTCCATCCGAAAACAAGGTTATCGCGTCACATTTAGTGTGCCAATGAAAGAAACGAAATACTATTTTAAAGACCGGGAAAAGACGGCCCTGACGCCAACCGGGAAAAAGAAAACAATTATTCACTATGTGCGGGAGCATCAGCGTCATGTAAACAATAAAATAACTACCGTGAAAGAACATCTGCGAGGGATACGAGAATTCCAATGGAATGATTGCCTGTGTTGCGTCACGGCACCGACTTTTCATCGGTTTTCCTCACAAAATTTCGTGGAAGCGCCTAGCGATTTTGATGACAGCGGCGAATCCTACGTTGAAATTGATGATATGGCGAAGATGCTGGCTAATCTTGAAGACTCTCAAGAAACCGCTTCAGCGAACGAATGTTTGGATAACCCGGCTTAAAATGTTTCGGATCTTCGGACCCCCCGGTACGGGCAAAACGACGACGCTGTTGAATCTGGTTGATCAAGCTCTGGCCGATGAAGTGCCTCCTAACCAGATCGCATTCCTCTCGTTCACAAAAAAAGCGGCCACGGAAGCGCGGGACCGCGCCGCGAAGCGCTTTAACTTGGATGCGGAGCATGACTTACTTTATTTTCGCACCCTACACAGCTTGTCCTATCGCCTGTTGGGTTTGCGGAACGATCAACAAATGAAAACGGAACACTTCCACGAACTTTCAAACCGTCTTGGGATCCAGCTTGTTCGATCTAACTCAGACCTATTTGTGAATGACGAGGCGACTATTTCCCTGTCCGACCACCCCATTTTAAGCCTCATCAATCTGTCGCGGTTGAGAAAAATTTCCATTCGCGAGCAATACAACCAATCCAACATAGATAACGTCTGGGAAGAGGTGTCCTACGTGGACCGCGCCTACCACAAGTATAAAAAAGCAAACGGTCTGCTGGACTACACAGATACGCTCGTGATGTTTGCGGAAAATTTGGCAGACCACTGCCCACGGTTCAAAGTCTGCTTTCTCGATGAAGCACAAGACTTGAGTCCCCTGCAATGGGACATTGCCCACGGTCTGGATGACCACAGCGAAAAAATGTATTGCGCTGGCGACGACGACCAAGCGATCTACCGCTGGGCGGGAGCCGACATAAATCAATTCATCCACCTGCCCGGAGGCTCCGAAACCTTGGAGCAATCGTATCGTATCCCACAAAGCGTCCATACCGTTGCCGATAAAATTGTGTCGCGAATCACAGATCGGTATCCCAAGCAATATCGGCCCCGGCAGGAAAAGGGTACCGTCGAACGGATCTACGATCTGTCTGAAGCAGACTTGTCCCACGGCTCATGGCTCATCCTTACCCAAGCGAACTACATGCTGGAGCCTCTGGACACCACACTGCGCTCAATGGGTTACCTGTTTGAACGTCCCCGCCAGCGATCTATTTCCGAAAAATTATCGGAAGCTGTGAATGGATGGGAAGCCTTGCGGAAAGGGAACGAAGTCTCACTGCACACGGCCCAGTGTGTCTATGGATACATGACGGGCAACGGTGTTCGCATCACACGTGGACACAAAAAAATCCTCGAAGATGAAACCGCCATGTTCACGTTGGAAAAACTTCAAAAACAACACGGCTTGTTGGCTACCGAAGATCAAATCTGGCACGAAGCAATGGACAAACTGCCGGATGCAGATCGTGCGTACATTGTTGCCCTGTTACGGCGCGGAGAAAAGTTTAATGCCCAGCCTCGTATCCGATTGTCCACCATTCATCAATCTAAGGGAGGAGAAGCGGACAACGTTGTTTTGTTTTCCGATTTAGCGCCAGCGGCGGCACGAGATTTCAATAATGACACACACCGCGTTTTTTACGTGGGGGTGACACGTACAAGACAAAGCCTATATATTGTCGAGCCGGAAAACCTGCATTTGAGCTACTTGCTATGAAACCGGTTACTAAACTTCAGATGGCGATGTTTCCACCGAAAAGCGAATGGGTGCCCCCAAGCGAGCTTCCCGATCTCACCTCCGCAACTGAAATTGCCATCGATCTGGAAACAAAAGATCCCAACCTAAAATCCCACGGTCCCGGCTGGGCCACGGGCAACGGGGAAGTTGTTGGCTATGCCGTAGCCACCGCATCGTGGAATGGCTACGTGCCGATCCGCCACGTGGGCGGCGGCAATTTGGATGAACGCATAGTGCACCGCTGGATTAAAAAAATCTGCGAATGCCCTGCCGACAAAATTTTTCATAACGCCGCGTACGATGTGGGTTTTCTGAAACACGAGGGTTTCACGGTGAAGGGCAAGCTCATCGACACGATGATCACCGCCAGCCTGCTCGATGAAAACCGCTTTTCCTATTCTTTGAATGCACTGGCTTACGATTACCTGTCCCAAGCCAAAAGCGAACGCCTGCTCACCGAAGCCGCGCAGGAGTTCGGCGTGGACCCGAAAGCAGAACTTTATTTGTTGCCCGCCATGTATGTCGGGCCATACGGCGAAGCCGATGCCCGATTAACGCTGGAACTGTGGCACTCCTTTAAGTTGGAACTGATGAAGCAGGAACTGTCCACCATCTGGGAATTGGAAATGGCCTTGCTGCCGTGCCTGATCGAAATGACATGGAAAGGTATTCGCGTCGATCTTGACCGCGCCGAACGGACCAAACAGGAACTCATCAAACAGGAAAAGGCCACGCTCCGAAAGATTAAAAAACTTGCCGGGAAAGATGTCGAAATCTGGGCCGCTCAATCGGTCGCTGCGGCCTTTGAAAAGGTGGGCCTGTCATACCCAAAAACCGAACAGGGTGCACCGTCGTTTACGCGCGGATTCCTGTCAGAACACTCTCACGAATTACCCGCCCTTATCATGCAGGCGAGGGAACTGAACAAAACACATTCGGCCTTTGTCGGCAACGTTCTCAAATATGTTGGAAAGGACGGGCGCATTCACGCGCACATCAATCAAAACCGCAGCGATTCCGGCGGAACCGTGTCAGGTCGCCTAAGTTATCAGAACCCAAACATTCAGCAGTTGCCTGCGCGGAACCCGACCCTCGGCCCCATGATCCGAAGTCTGTTCCTCCCAGAAGAAGGGCAACAGTGGGCGGCGATCGACTATTCGCAACAGGAACCACGGATCTTGGTGCACTACGCCAAGGCCTACGGGGATTCAAAAAATACGGAATTAAAGGGCTTGTCCGAATTTCTGGAAGGCTATACCAACGACCCGAAAATGGACTTCCACAGCCTCGTCGCCGAGATGGCGGAAATTCCCCGCAAGCAAGCAAAAATGATTAATCTTGCGATGATGTACGGCATGGGAGTCAACAAGCTAGCGGAACAACTCGACATTGACAAAGCCGAAGCCAAGACCCTCACCGACCGCTACCACGAGCGCGTACCGTTCGTTCGACAACTTATGCGAGGGGTAAGCAGTAGATTGAACGATCCGCGCTCCAGCGGCTCTATACGCAGCCTCCGAGGCCGCAAGTGTCGCTTCGATCTGTGGGAACCCGATTCCTTTGAGATGCACAAAGCGCTCCCGAGGGAGGAAGCCATAGCCGCGTACGGCGCTACGACACGACTCGTGCGCGCATACACATATAAGAGTTTAAACCGACTGATCCAAGCCAGCGCTGCGGATATGTGCAAGCAGAGCATGGTTAATTTGTTCCAAATGGGTGTGGTGCCCTTGGTGCAGATCCACGACGAATTATGCTTTTCGGTGGAGAACCGGAAAGAGGCTGAAAAATACGCGGAGATTATGGAACAAGCTGTACTGCTTGAAATTCCCAACCGCTGCGATATTGAAATCGGGCGCAGTTGGGGCGAAGCCTCTTGATTTTCTTGGAGAATCCGATAGACTCCCATTACGCAGCCCAACCGGAGAATACTTTAAAAATGGATACGACTAAATGGAAATCGGTGCTTGTCACCCGCCCCATGTACGAGGAAATTTCCGCCGTCGCTCGCATTGAAGCTCGATCAATATCGGGCCAGTTGCGTTTGATGTGGGAGGCATGGAAACGGGAAAATCTATCTAAAAAAGATCAGAAGTTTTTGAAAGAAGAAATCGACTCTCGGCGGAACGCTGAGAACGCCTAGCGCCGCGCGTCTTCGGACGCCAGCATCGCCTCTAAACGCTTCACCTCTTTTTGCAGTTGTTTTATGTGCTTTTTTTTCTTGTCCAGTAATTCCCGCTGCATTTGGATCAAGTGACGAGCTTCTTTGCCCATCGTCTCGCTCACAGCATAATGCCGGAAAGCGCGAAGGCTATCACGGATCCCGTAGCGATCCACATGTAGAGTTTTTCCCAGCTTTTTCGTCTTCGATTTCGTCTTCGATAGCGCTCGTTCGATTTCAATTGATCCTGCATGATATACTCCATTTTTCCTTTCCTCCGGTTGATGTATAAGACAATGTAAGATAAGCTGACGCCTAAGTCAAAAGGAAACAAAAACTATGTCAAACATTATAAACCTTCCTCCGCCCCCGGCGGACGACGTACCCCCAATCTACGAGGAAACTCTAGAATGGGTCGCCGCTGTCCGAATAATAGAAGCTGCTTTGGTTGAATTTTCTGACAGCCTGTCCAAAGAGGACACGGTTGCATTGGGACGGGCGTGGGGGCGGATACAGCAAGGATGAACATGTCTTCTGAAGCCCAAAACAAAATTAACGATTTCAATAGCGCAGCAGAATTAACAGAAAAGCTCGTGCAAAAATTTTACGACGAGGAGTTGACGTTCGACGCAGCGATGGGCGGAGCGTTAACCGTGATGATACAGTGTCTGCTGCGAGGGTCGTCAGATCAAACGCACACGCTCGGGATCCTCGGGTCTGCGGTGAGCATCGCTGTCGCTTCGAACATGAGTGCTGAAGAAGAAGGAACGCCAAACGAGGAAATTTTAGAGTCAGTTTTGATCGACGAAGGATCCCTCCACTGATCCTCCTCCACGTCGCGCGCGTCGGCGGAACACACAACGCGCATCCCACTCCGGCTGATTTGTCCCCTCGATGCCGGAGCGCTCGACCGACCGGGCGTACCTAGTGCGCCCGGTTTTTTTTATTGACCAGTCCCATATTGTCCGCTAGACTGCCATACATATGAAACGGAGAACTTGATATGGCAATGATAGTTCTGCTGACGGCGTTAGCTGGCGATGCCTGCGAGCACTTCGCTCGGCTCCTCTCGGAGACTTACGTCGAAGCGTTCGGCGGCGACAAGTACGCGCAGATCAACCTGTCCCTTTACGAGGAAGCCTGCACGGCCGCGCTACGGCAGGAGTTCGGAGATCTCACAAGCTGGGACTGCGCTCAGAACTTGACGCCCGCCGCAGCGATGGTCTGTCAGTTCGAAGTCACGTATGAGTAAGCATACTAAGCAGAACAACAAATAATGGAGATTAATCATGTCGGAGAGATCAGAGTCCGCTGACTCGCGCAAACGGATCCGCAAACTTCAGAAGAACCTGTTGCAGATAACGGCGGAGAGGGACTTGTATAAAACGGCAGTCGAGGACGCATACGAAAAGTATCGGCAACTTGCCCCGTCAATCGAAGCTGGCGCTCGAACGCGGACTCTCGCAGCAAATCTTCTCTCGATGTCAACTATACTTCGCAAAGCACTGGAGCAAAGCATAGCCGCGAACACAGATTCCAAAAGGACGCGCACCGAAGTGCGCGCCGCGATTTGGTCTTAATCCCTTCTTCATAAGGACAGCTTTCAAACCAAAGAGGAGACAGAGATGTTCTACTATCTTACGAAAGACGGCGACAGGTGGTCGCCGGTGGTGTCAGCTAATTTGGCTGGCTACTGGTGGTGGCGGTTCAGGCTCGCCGGTCGAGCCGGGTTTGACATCGTCAAAGTAGACGATTTGAACGACCCGGTCCCGCCTTTGTGGGACGACGTCTTACAGCAATCATGACTAAATTACAGATAAGCGAGGCAATCACAGAGCAGCCGCAGCCGCAGCGATTCCTTGTCACGTGGCGCGGCCTGCATACCTCGGAACTGCACTTCGCAGCGACGTACACACGTCCAGAAGCCGAACTCCTAGCGCGGAATTTGTTGATCAACAACCGCCCCTCACGGATCTACGAAGTCGATCTGCCTTGAAAAAAAACCCGGCCCCGTGAAGGGCCGGGCTTAAAGGCACTAGATCTTTCCCAGACCCAAGTGCCATGCCAGCTTGGCTCCCAGACTTCCCACCGTATCCGCAAAATTCTCGGACAAGTGATCGCTTTCATGGAAATGCGCGAACTCATGGAGCATTAACTCTACCTGAACTTTTCTGTTTTCACGCCGGAACCATTGTCGTCCCAGCGCGTCAACGTTCAGGTGCAAGCTCCGCTTTGAGTACGCCGCCATGAAGGCGTTGCCGGTTTTGACCAACACAACCCCGGTTGAGCAACCTAACAAAAGCTCGTGCAATCGTTTGGAAAACTCCACCGTGTCGCGTTGGTCCGCCGTCCAATCCGCCGGATCAACGGTTTCGGCTTCGGGCGCATTCGGATTATTAGAATACGCCTCGTACGATGTTGGGAACTTCTGCCCCGCGGCCGTTATGGCGGACGCCGCCTTGGCGTTTCGCCACTGACCGCCGGTCAGAGTGCCCCCGGTTATCACCGTATGGCCGTTTGCCGCAGCGACCCGGTTGGCCTCGGGATTTGACGGGTCATAAGCGACCCGCTTCTCCCCAAACCTCGCCGTCATCACCCGCTCCGTCACTGCATCCGTGCAGCGCTCGTCCGATGAGGCTTCCGTCACCCAAGACTCTGAAAAGTCCTCGGTGTCGAGCAAGTGCGCCGCCGCGTTCAGAACCGCGACTCGGAGTTCCGCCAAGTAGGCGGGCGTCACATTGTCACGGTCTGCGTTCAACGGCACCTTTTGCTGCACATTCACGTGCCAGCGATCTTCGGTTTCGACAACCGGGATCCCGAGTTCGTAAATGTGAGGCACCTCATCCGCCGTCGGCTCGTAAAGCTCCACCGTCGTAGCACGGCGGCTTCGCTTTAGGTTGCCGTCGTCGTCGGCAATGACCGTCGGCAGCGTCAGTTCAAGGGTGCTGGCCGGGGTCCGTGAGTTCAATGTCACAGTCCGATCCTGCACCTTGAGCGTCGTCTCGATGTCGGGCGGAGCAATCAGGGTGTGGAAAAAATCCTCAAACTCCTGAATGTCCACGTCGGTCATCGGTAACGTCGCCTCGAACAGACTGCCAGATTCCCGGCGGCTGCGGAGGTTGTGGCGACCCTTGGCGTCAAACGCGACACCGCCGGTCACCGTCACGATCCGCGCCTCACGGGCCACGGACAGAACGAGCTTCTCACCAAGATTGAACCGCCCTCGCAGCGTTGGATCGGCCTTTTTGGCTGACGGCGCATAGAGAGTGTACGCATGGGTCAAGTCGGACCAACCGTCGGGATCGTCGTCCACCACGGTAACGACCGCGAGGCCGCGACGTAGCTTCTCGATCTCAACAGTAACGTTGGTCACGTTTTGATCCCAAGCGTTTTGGATCAACTCGGCCAGAATGAACGACCGGGGCCTGTCGGCCATCAATTGAGACAGACCTTTTCGATCTACATCGAACCAAGCTCTTTGTGCTGTTTTTGGCACAGCACGGCCCTTTGCCTTGTAAGGCATAAGCTTTCTCCATTTTGTTAAAGAACACGTTTGCGACCGAGATAGCCGCTCCTATATTATCCCATAGATAGGGGTTTGGAGCAAGGGGCACGTAAGTCATTGATTTAAAAGAGGTTTCAGGAATTGGGGTTTTCGGGTCACGGAACAAGGAACACGGGTTACTATATATACGTTCTGAGTGAGTTTTTTTATTTTTCTAAAAATATGCCGTTACCTCGGTTACCGGTGTTACTTTAGGTGTTTTTTATATATAAATCAATAACTTAGTGGTAACAAAATAGGTCAAACTAAGGTGTTACCTTATAGGTCAAAAAAGTTACTCTACCTTAATCAAGAAAATACCTTAGTGCGATCTGAGTGAGTTTTTTATTTTTTTTGTTTTGAGCATATATATAGTGTTTCCTATTTTAACGCCCTGTGGCAAAATCCCAGTCATGGCAGTCAATCAAAGTCGCTACCTCGTTTTGCCCGATCCCGATAGGCAAAAGCCCCGCCCGCCGCGAAAAGTTTCGCCTCCGGCGTTTTTGCCTGAAAATCGTCCGCTGACGAAAAAGCAGGAAAAATTCGTTCGGGAATTGGTAGAGAACACCGGGCGCATAACGCTTCGAGAAGCAGCGGAAAAAGCTGGGTATAGCGCACGTGGCGCTTCGGTGCGGGCTTCTGAATTGACGAACCCGGCGGTGTGCCCTCATGTCGTTAAGCGGATCCTCGAAGTCCGCGCTGAAATGAAGATTAAATACGGAATCGATGAGGATCAGCATCTCGCGGACTTGTGGCGGCTGCGAGAAGAAAGTTTGTCCGGCGGTGCGTTTTCGGCTGCCGTGGCCGCCGAGAAAATTCGCGGATCGACAGCCGGGTTGCACGTTTCGAAATCGGAAATCAGACACGGCAGTATCGATCAAATGAGCCGCTCCGATGTGGAGCGGGAACTGATTAAAATTCGCGAAAGTTTTGCTCCACTTATGGCGACTTCGGGCGATGAAAGTAGCGACAGCGAAAAACCGCGAGTCGAACTTCTGGAAGCAAGTCCGGACCAACCTACCTAAGTTTTGGATTGCTACGCGCATCGAGACGTGGGCCGTGCCTGGAGTGCCGGACACATTGTTGTGTGATTCCGATGGACAGTTCCACCTTATTGAATTAAAAGTTTGCACGGCGAACGCTGTTCGATTGTCGCCGCATCAAGTTTCCTTCCTGACCCGTCATGCCCACGCCTCCGCGTGGGTTCTAATCAAAAAGCAGCCCTGCAAGGATCGAGCGCATTCTATCCTGTTGTATAGCGGGGCGGACGCAATTGCGCTGGCGACCGACGGTTTGTCTGGCGCGAAACCGGCGGGCCATTGGCGGAACCCGGTACCGTGGTCGGACGTTTTTAGTCTGGTAAAGTCCCATACTTTGGCGTAAACTGAGGGGGTGTAAAACTAAACCTTCAGGGGAAACGAAATGAAACTTACCGTCGATCAATTAACCGCCGTGAAGGCTTATGCAGAACAACATGGCGATGAATGGAAAACCAGCCTGCAAAGTGATTGGATGCGTTCCGGCTCCGCTACTTATCGCGGCGAGTGGTCGCCCCTTCAACAATTACGGAATCGGTTAGGACCAAAATGGTTGTATGAATTTCAATTAATCGAAAAACCGGCGAGCGCATCGCAGCCGCGTAACACATGGACAACCGCCGAATTGCAGGAAGACTATGAAGTTGAGGGGTTCGGCGGCGGCCTCTGCGTCGTCCGGCGGCGGTCGGATAATCGACGGGGCAGTTTGCAGTTCGATCATATGCCC